ATGATATCTATAAGAAAAGAGGCGAATTAGAACTCTTTGAAATAGTAGATAAATATTACTTATATTTAAATTTCACTGATTTAAGAAACGCCGTTGCAAGTGGAATAATTACTAAAAAGGCAGCGGTAATTTCAATGTACTGCCAAAAATGGGTATATACCGATGGAATTAATATAAACAATGCAGGCGATATATTTTCAGAACTTGCAGATGAAATCTTAATGACCGAAATCATAATCTAATGGATTTTGAAAAATTACTAGAAAAATTAATAAAAGAACTTTATGAAAATGATATGCTTAAGCTGGAAAAAATTGACCAGATTGATGACTTCATTGATAAAGTTTTAAAAGAAGAAGGTTATTTAGATTACATACGTTCGTTTAAAAGCGATTTTAACAGTGCGGTCAAAGATACACTCAAAGCATTCGGAGAAACGTCCTCAGCGGGCTTAAAAGCATTAGAGGATGCAAGTTTAAAAAACTTTTATCGTAATATGCAAACGGTAATTGATACCGAAATCAAACAAAAGATTAGAGATTCCATTTTATTGTATAACAACGAGGGTAACTTAGCTACTTTTCGGCAAACGATTACTTCTTTAATCTCAACTGAAAAATTAAACCTTAATATAATATCTAAGGCTCAGGACTTGGTTACTATATTTAAAAGGACTTCTACGATTACGTTGGCAACGGAAAAAGGGGTTGAATATTTTAGGTATTCATCAAATAGCATAGGTACTACTCGTTGTTTCTGTGAAAAAAGAATAGGCAATATTTATACAAAAAAAGAAATTGAATCGTGGGCTACCGAAAAATGGAATGGTAAGATAGCGGGAACGAATAAGTTAAATATTTTTTCATATCTCGGCGGCCACCAATGCCTTCATAGCCTTTTGCCCGTATCAGAAAAGCGAGCCTTAGCCGAAGGCGTCAACAAATACAACCCCGTAAATTGTAGCCAAACAACTAAAAAGAAAAAGAAATAATTGTAAAAAATAGTTAAAAAATATACTATTTTGTAAAAATGTTTTATATTTGCTCAAAATTTAAAACATTAAGTTACAAATATGAATACTTTTAATAAACTAGGATATTTTAAAGAATACTACTATAATGGTAAGTTTATAGGTTGTATAACTAACGTAGAAATGGATAGAGAAAAAATAGGTTTCTACGGCAAGAAAAAAGAATTATTAGAATTTGATATAGTAATAAATAAAATTAAACTTAAAAAAGGTTTTATAGTTGAAACTATGATATATCCTTTATGTGGAAAAAATATTAAAAATTAAAATAAAATTTATTAACAATTTAAAACAAAAAAAACAATGATTAAAAAATTTAAACAATTAGAAATGTTTGAAAGAAAAGTAGAAATCAAACAAGTAGATTCGGTAATTGGGTCTGGTTATGAATTAAAAGTAGCTGAATTAGCTCTTTTAGATGGTGTAGCTTATAGGGCTGCAAGAAAAAATATGCAAATCCATTCAGCAATAATTTGCGAAATAGAAGGGAACTTTGCAGGTTTTTTTACATATGAGGTAAATCATAATATCGGTGAATTTTGCTTATTACAATCTGCTATGTATCCTGAATATAAAGATAAAAAAATATATTCAATGATGGTTGAAGAAATAATAAAGCAAAATACGTATGGCTATTATATGATAATGACCGTTTCTAAAAAACACGATTTAGAAAATCCAAAAGTATTTTTGCCACTTGGTTTTAAAATAAACTTAGAAAAAAGTGATTTTTGCTATATTTATTATGGAACTGAACAACAAGTTAGAGTAAAAAGGTTATGCCATATGGCTATGACAAATTTATGGAATTCAACAAGTGGTGAATGGTTAAAAGTAAAAAAAGAATGGAATGCAAAACTTGAAGAAATTGGTGAAAAATACAACGTACCAAACCCAAAATTTGCATCTAGAGAAGGGTGTTGGCAGGGCAAAGCAGGTATGTCTAATATAGTTTTATCAAAACAAAGTGTAGTTGATGGTGAACTTTTAACTGACAAATCAAAAGATTTAAATGGTAATGCATCTGTATTAGACCCTACGGCTTGTGAAATAATTGTTAGAATGTTTATGCCTAAAAATGGAAAAAAAGTATATAATCCTTTTGGCGGTGGTGTTCAAATGGGCTTTGTAGCTGGTGGTTGTGGTTATGAATATTTATCATCTGAAATTAGACAAAATCAATGTGATGCAAATAATATTTTATGTCAAGAATATGAAAATGTAAAATGGCATAAATCAGATACATCAAAATACACACCATCTGAAAAATATGATTTGGTTTTTAGTTGCCCACCATACTATAAGGTTGAAAAATATATAGATTATGATGGAAATAGTCCAGAAGGTGAATTAAATTCTTTACCTACATATGAAAATTTTAGAGATATGTTATTTGAAGGATATAAAAATGCAATTTCAGTTATGAATGATAATACTTTTTTTGTTGTAATGACAGGTGATAGCAGAAATAAAGAAGGTGGTTATTATGGTAGTGATGCAGAGCACGAATTATTTTTTAAAGAACAAGGGTTACATATCTATAATAAAATTATTTATTTAGAAAGTGAATTCACTAGAAGAGCAACTGCAAAAAAAACATTAAATAGCCGTAAATATCCAAAGTGCGAGCAACGTATTTATGTTTTTTATAAAGGTGATACGTCAAAAATTAAAGATTTATATCCAAACGTAGGTAGACTATAATGAGAGAATATTCAAATAAAATTTCTTTTACTAAAAATTCAAGAGGCATATATTCATTAGACCCTACAATTGGTTGTACTTCGGGTACATTAGAAAATAAGAAAGGATGTTATAATGATTGTTATGCCTCAAGAATTGCTAAAATATATGGATATGATTTTTCGAAAACCGTAAAACGTGATTTTGAAAATACAAAACATTTGCATAAAATAAGGAGAGAAATAAAAAGAGTTAAATTTCCATTTATTAGAATGGGTACTATGGGTGACCCTTCCGAAGAATGGGAACATACTATAAGAATATGTGAATTAATTCAATTTGAAGAACAATTACAACTTTTTTATGAAAAGCCAAAAGAAATTGTAATAATAACAAAGCATTGGACTAATTTAACTGAATCACAAATGATTAGACTATCTAAAATGAACATATGTATTAATACTTCAATTTCAGCATTAGATAATGAAAGTCAATTAAAAAATTGCTTAATGCAATATGAAACATTAAAGAAATATTGTAAATCTATATTAAGAATAGTTTCATTTGATTTTAATTTAGAAAATGAAAAAGGGTTGAAATATTATAATATTCAAAAAGATTTGTTTGATAAATATACGATGTTAGATACAGTATTTAGAAGTTCTAAAAACAATATATTGGTAACCGATGGAATAATAAAAATAAAACAAACTAAATTTCTAGGTAAAAATACTTTAGTTTCCAAATACAATAAAAAAACATTTTTCGGTAAATGTAAAAATTGTCAAGAATTATGTGGTATAAATATGTAAATTTAAAGCCTCTTTATAGGGGCTTTTTATTATTAAATTAACAAAAAAGTAAAAAAAATATCTTATCTTTGTCTAAAATTTAAAACTTAAATATGAAAAAACAATTATTAATCGACAATAGCCTAAACGTTTTTGCTCTAATACTAATGGTAATCGTACTTTTACCTTACGAGCTTAAGCCTTTTACAATTCCAAACGTTTTATTTTTTATAGTAGCACTTTTAAGTGCTAAAATTTACCTTAAATTAAAAAGATATGTACGAATATAATAATGAATCGCTAACTTTTATAGAGCGAAACGACCATGAAATAAAACTAAAAAAGAAAAATAATTTGATTATAATTCTTTCAATTGTTTGTTTATCGCTTCTTTATTTTAATTATTTAGCCTATTCAATGTTAGGAGACTACCAAAAAAAGGAGCATCAAATTGAGGTATTAAATGATAGTATTCAAAAGAAGAATTTAAAAACAGTTGATTCTTATATTGAAAGCCTACCATTCAAGAATAAAAACTTGGTCAAGAAGCAGTACAGATTAGAAAGCAATTATTTAAAGAGTAGTTTGGTTCGTACAAATTTAAATCTATTTGGGATGAAAGCAAGCTCAAGAAAGCACACTTATAAGAACATTAAAAACGGTTATGCTAACTATTCCACTTGGCAAATGAGCGTATTAGATAGATTAATGTACGATATTTATGTAGGTACTTCATTAAAAGGTTACGCTGAAGACAGTCGATACTTTCAAAAGCTAAATAATATTAAATTAAGATAAAATGTCAAAAGAAAACGAAAACGGCAATTTTGCAAAACCGATGTTAGGCGAAGTGTATTTGGTTAAAAAAGGTAAAAAGTTTATGAAAGGTCATGGATATAGCACATTAAATGGTTATAAATTTAATTGGACTTTCGATAAAAATGAAGCGAGGAAAATGGAGTATTCAACTGCTAATAGTTTAGCTATATCAAGCGGTGGTTTTGTTTTACATTTCGCCTAACGGTACTCAGCTATAAAATCGGGCGGGATTTAGCCAACAAAACTTAATAAAATGAAAAAAAGTAACATTATCGGAAAAACTACATTAGAACACATAAACCCCGCCTGTTTTATAGGTGATGTTATGCGTAGTTTATCTTTCAGCCCTAACCTGAAAAAGTTTGTTAGGAAGCACCCACATTTTACACACGTATATTTTGACCCAAAAGAAAAGATTTGGTACTTAGGATATAAAGACGGTAAGATATGGGCAGGAACTCAATTTTTGGCAGCACTTTGTAATGGGGCAAAAACACAAACTTTTTCTTATTCAACGGCTGTTACAGATAGATTTGAAGAACGCACACAACAATTTTGGAAATGCACAGAATACTTTGGCAGACGAATGTTCAGCCGTTGGTATTAAATTACGCATAACTCTCAATAGTATGAACATTTTGTATTACAATTATGCGAAAATACACAAAAACAAAGGTAATTCGGATTTCAGAAGAACAACATCAAACACTTCAAAAAATGAAATCTTTAAACAT